GCCGTAATCCGTGTCGTCCTTGCTGTATTCGAAGCCACCGGCCCACGTGTATTTGACTCGCTTGAGGAAGGTGAACTTCACCCAGTCGTCGCGTTTAAGGCAGTCCGGGTCGTCGTAGAGTTCGATCACGGTGCCCGACGGGATCCAATCGAACTCGATCGATCGGGCCTCGTCGTTCTTGCAGCCGCCGTCTTTCGATTTAAAGCGGAACATCTGGGAAAACGGCTCGGCGAGGCCAATGGTGCACACCACGTTCTGCGACGCGTTATTGCCTTCGAACAACCGCACCTGGGGCGGCTCGCTTTGTGGTTGCGCAACGGCGGCCTGGGTCTGCGCCGTAACGCGCCCGGGGCCGGCGAGAAGGCAGAAGGCGAGCAGCCCCGCGTGGAGGGCGACGTTCCGTGTCATGGGTGTTTCCTTGGCCGTCCTGGCCATCGTGGGTGGGACGCCTGTAGTGATATCCCAGGACCGTGCCCGAATCTATCGGCCGGAAGTTGTAGGGGCGATTCGGCTTTCGTTCCGGGGGGCCGCTCGGTTATCCTGAGGAATGTCGGCCCCGTAGCTCAGCTGGATAGAGCGTCCCCCTCCTAAGGGGAAGGTCGCCCGTTCGAATCGGGCCGGGGTCACCATGTCAAGCCATTCCTGTGCCGGTGGGATTCCATATACCGCCATGAAATCACAGGGTTTGAGCACAGTGAGCACAGCCCTCAGAAGTCCAGCAGGGCGACGGCGCCGTCCGCCCCGCCCGGGGCTAGGTGAGCATACCTTTCGGTGATCTTGTAGTCGCTGTGCCCGGCCAGGAGCTGGATGCGCCGCAGCGGCACACCGGCCATGGCCAGGTGGGCGCAGAAGGTGTGACGGAGGCGGTGCAGCGTCCCGCCAATGCCCGCCACCCTCGCATCGGCCGAGAACCAGTCGCTCAGCGTGTCCCGGTGTACGGTCACCGGAGGGTCGGCAAGCTGCGCAAGCGCGGCGCGTGCATGCGCGTTCAGTGGCACTTCCCGCCAGCGGCCAGACTTCGTGCGGCCGTCGCCGTCCTGATCCGGCTCGGACTCGATCCGCAGCACGCCGCCAACGACATCGGCCTTGACCAGCTTGCACATCTCGCCGCGGCGGATGCCGGTGTGCGCCATGAAGACCCACAGTGGCGCGCGCGGCGGACGCGCGGCGTAGAGCGCGGCCATGTCCTCGGCCGCGTAGAACCGGACCGCCACGCTACGGACGCCGCGCGGGGCCTTCACCTTCTCCGTGGGGTCCACGTCCAACTCGCCCCACTCGACGCCCCGCCGGAACGCGGCCTTCAGCCGGCGCAGTTCCTTGCCCACGGTCTCCGGCGCGGCACGGTCTGTCACCAGACGATCGCGCTTGTAGCCCTCGATCTCGGTCGCTCGCAGCGTGTCGATCGGCCTATGGCCGAACCGGGCAACGAACCGCTTCACCTCACTGCGCGCCTTGCCACCGGTCGTCGGGTGCTCCGCGTCGTACCATTCCATGTACCAGGCCAAGTAAGCCTTGACGGTGGGAAGGCGCGCAAGGATGCGCACCCCGTGCGTCAGCTCGGCTTCTTTCGCGGAACGAATTCTCTCCGCCTCTCGGGGCTCAATCGCCCCAAGGGAGAGGCGGACCTGACGCCCGTTTTCCCGCCAGTTGAGGTAGGCGCGCGTGCCGCGCCAGTAGACCGTTGCCAAGGTTCCGCTCCGTGAATCGCCGCGTACAGTTCCGCGCGCTCGTACAACTGCTTGCCCATGAATCGCCGTGGCGTCAGCCCGTAGGCCAGCGCGTGCTCCCGGAACTGGCTCACCGACACCCCGCAGTAGTGCGCGGACTCGTCGACGGTGAGCCAGTCCTTGCCGGCGAGGTTTAGGTCTTCAGCCGCCCCCATCGGGCACCTCCTCACCGCTCACCGTCATCAAGCCGCTGGGGAACTTCGTTTCGATGTACGCCTCGCCCGGGTGAGGCGGGTCGCTTGGCCAAGGCATCCATAGGTCGGGGATGCCGAAGCGGTCGCGGATGTCCTCCGGGTTGCACCACGCGTCGATGGGCGTGTGGAACATGGCCGCCGACGTCTCGGTGAATTCCTTGCTGCCGAACCAGGCGCAGATGATGCGCGCGTCCTTCGGAGCGGTCTCAATCGGCTGCCAGCCGGCCTGCTCCCGTTCCTCGGCGAGCGAATAGAGCAGGGCGTCCATCAATTCCTCGCGGTGGTGCTGGCGCCACTGGGCAGGCGTCAGGTCGCTACGGTCAACGGTGGCGCCGTACTTTGCCAAGCCGAACTGCTCGCGCTGTCGAAACAGGCCGAAGAGGGCGGTCAGCGTGGCGCTGTCTGCGCCACCGTCGCCTGTCAGAACGAGCAACTCCTGGCCATACTTCGCGAGGAAGTCCCCGTTCATGCAGATGGAGTCCTGCTCAGCGGCCTCGCTCCGCGTCTCGTCGGCGTAACGCAGCTGGGACAGCACCTTTTCCAGTTCGGCGCGCATGCTCATGCCTCACCACCCTTGCCCGGAGCGGGCGCGGCGGCGAGCACTTCGTAGTCCCAATCGTCATCGCCAGTAGAGAACATGCGCACCTGAGCGTCAGGAATGCGAATGGCGCGCTGCACGGTAAATTCGAACGGAAGGGCCGCGCCCTGGCTGTAGATGGTGCCGCACACCTCGGCAATGCTTTCATGCGCAAGCTGATCGGGATCGATTTCCGGCCAGAACATGTCCGCATCTGCGGGGTCATACACGACTGCCCCATCCGGCACGCCCACGGGGCGCGGCTGGGCGTATGGCATGGCGGTGGTGTTCTCAACGTGGCGTGCACGCGCGAGCATCTTCTCGATGGTCGGCACCCACAGCTTTTTCAGGTTGGCGTACTTGCCCACCGCGTTGCGTAGATTCCGCAGCGTCTCCACGTCGTCGTCGGTCCAGTCAACCACCTCCCCAGCCTTCTCACCCGTGGGGGCGTGAACGCGCTCGGCCGCGATGATCGACGTAAGGTCGTCGGCGACGATTTCCAGCGTGCTTCGCAGATGCCTCTCGTCGCCGGATTGCATCGCGCTATCCGCCTGGCGTGCGACGGCTTCGATGCGATCCAGAATGGACTGCGTTGTCAGTACCTTCGCGTCACCCGTGGGGGCGCGACTGGCCAGAACCCGAAGGACAGCGGCGTATGCCATGGCCATGATGACACCCGGAGCCGAGCGCCGGTTCATGTGCTCCCAGACTTCCCGCGCAATCTCGTGATGCTCGTCCGGCGCGTTCGCGTGCAGATCAGCGTCGCGCGGCTCGGGCGTCACCGTGGGGCGGGGATGGGCGAGGGCTGCCTGCCAGCCCATCCACATGCTTTCCTCAGCGGGTATGTTGTAGCGACCATGCGTGTCTTTTTCGAGCCACGCACCATGTTCCTGCAACGCCCATTTTTCGAACTTCGCGCGCTCGTCCACCGCCTCTACAGGCGGCGCAGGCTCGGTGCGGTCGAGGAACCGCCCAGCATCCTCGTCGAGCACCAGGTCGGCATACTCGTGGAAGTGTTCCCGCAGATCCTTGGCGTGCGCCTCCTTGCCGTGCATCCACGGTTCTGCATGCGCCACGGCCCGGACATTGTGCCCGCGCTCGGCGCCGTAGCGGTCCCACACGGCGTTGAAGTTGCGCGCCACGGCCTCGGCGACAGCCTTCGTCGGCATCGCCACCAGATCGTCAGGGCCGGCCAGGTAGATGCACCACAATTCGTTGCTCATGCGTCGGTGTCCTTTGCCACGGGGAGGGCGTAGAGGTGGATCTCGCCACGGTCGCCGTTGGTGACGACGACGGCGTGTTCGAGAAGGCGGGCGATCCGGACCCGGGCGGCATCGACATCGCCGATGACGATCGAGCAGATGTGCGTGCCGCCGGGATAGTCCTTGACCCAGGTATTCCGGCGGTCGCCTTCCATCTGTTCGAGGAAGGCAACCCGCTGCCGCAGCGACTGCGCCTCGCGCTGGGTGATTCGCTTCGTGGTCATGCTGCCCCCCGGAGGCGGTCGGCTCGGGCTAGGTGTGCGTCGAGGCGTCCGCCGATCCACGCCATGACGTTCGTCGCCATGGAGTTGCCCAGCGCCTTGTAACGCGGGCCGTCAGCGGCCAAGCCGTTGCGGTAGGGGATGTTGGTGTACCCATCAGGGAAGCCTTGGAGGCGCTCACACTCGGTGGGGGTCAGGCGTCGGACCCCATGCTGCACTAGCGCATGCGGCTTATCTCCGCCACCTGTGGAGGCGCGCACCGTGAAGGCGCAGTCATCTCCAACCTCGGCGGTTCCACCGCCATCTCGCCCGCGAAGTGCGACAGATACGGCCTGCGCCTGCGGGCCGGAGCTACTTAGGGCACCGAACACGTCGGTGCTGCTGATAGGGTCTTGGCGTGAGTCGAATGCGATGGCCGGAGCGTGGGCATGTGCGGCAAGCGGGTGGCAGGGGTCGCTCGGCCTGGGCTGCGACCGATTGGCTGCGCTGGTGATTTGCGTCGTGTCGAACGGAACCGGAATCATGGTCTCGCTCTCGCTGTCGATCCGGCCCATTGCGCCTGCGTTGAGGCATAGGGAAACATCCGGCACGAGCTGTGAATCCCGACCTATGCCGTCGCCTTTCATGTTGCCGGTGAGCGCCCCCGCTACGAGGTTGTCGCTTCCGTCGCCTCTGGGGCTGCTGTAGCCATGGTGACCAGCGCTTGCTGCAAGGCTGGCGGCAGGGCTTTGCCCCGTCGCTCGGCGCGGCGCAGAATCCCGGCGCAGGCCTTCCCACTCAAGAAGTACCTGGGCGGGATCGAACCCGTCTCCAGCACTTGCGACAACGAACACACGGCGGCGTCGTTGGGCCAGTCCGAAGTATTGGGCGTCCAGGGTCCGCCATGCGATTGCTCGCGCGGGTCCATACACACAACCAGCGTTCGACCACCGCTTCCCTGACGGGACGAGTTCGACATCTTCGCCGGCAAGGCCAGCCAGAAAGCACCCGAAGGCGTTGTCTTTGGTGCTGAGGACGCCGGGGACGTTTTCCCAGATGATGCGGACGGGAGGCTTTCCAGCGCGTCGCCGAACAAGGTCGATTGCATCTGCGATCTCCACGAAACGAAGGGTGAGGTTGCCGCGGGCATCATCGAGGGACTGGCGCGCGCCGGCGACACTGAACGCCTGGCACGGGGTGCCCCCGACGAGTACGTCGGGCGCGACCACCTCGCCGGTGAGGATGCGCCGGGCGATGGCCGTCATGTCGACAAGGTTCGGGACCTCGGGATAGTGGTGCGCGAGCACCGCAGACGGGAACGGCTCGATTTCGGCGAACCACGCCGCTCGCCAGCCGAGCGGGTGCCAGGCCACCGTCGCGGCCTCGATACCGCTGCACACGCTTCCGTAGGTAAGATTCACGATGCTTCCTTCTCGGCGTCCGCCGGCAGGTCAGGGTTTGAACCCCACGGCGCGCGGAGTTCGCGGTGGTGGGCGTGGGGAGCGATGGAGGTGCGAGGTGCAAACCGGCCGCGGGTGCCGTTGTTCCAGTGCTCGCGGCAGCTGGTGGCCTGGTTGTCGAACCATCCGGTCCAGCCCTGGAATAGGTCGGCTTGCACCTCGGCGGTCATGCCATGAGGTCTCGGCAGAGATCCCGGGCACGCAGGCAGGTGCCAACCTCGAACAGGCCCCAGTGGCATAAATCCGTCGGCACGCCGATCTGCGAGGCAAGCCATGCGTATGCCTGGTCGCGGGTCATGCGGCCCGACTTCCAAAGCCGCTCGAACACCGGCTTGCAGCTGGTGCGGGCCTTGCGCAGCTCGTTGTCGGCGATCGTTCCCAGCGGAATGGCTGTGAATGGGTGCATGCCGCAGCGAGCCTCACATCCGGTGCACACGTACATCCAAGGCCATTCGCCGTAGACACGGCCGTAGACCTCTTCGTGGTGCATGACCTCGACGGGGGCGGTGCAGTAGCGGCATATCGTCGGCGCCGGCAAGTGCGGTTCGGGCACCCGGCCGACTTGCCGTTTTGCTCGGTGAGGTCGAACTCGGCAGAGCGGTCCATGGTCAGGCCGCCTGCTGCAGGTCGTTGGCCGCGTTCTTGATCACCTGCCACAGGCCGCGGTAGATCGCGACGAGGTTGGCTTCGTCGTAGAGCTTCGCGCCGCGTTCGGTGGCCACCGGCTGGAAGCCGATCTGGGCCAGGCCGTCGGCCGTGATGGAGAGCGGGGCGATACGGGCGTTGATGTCGCCGAGCTTGATGGTCTTGGCCGGGGCGGACACCGGGCGACGCTCGGCCGGGGCGAAGACGTCAAACGGGAGGTCGTTGCGCTGAGCCGCAGGCGCCGGAGACGGTGCCGCAGCCGGAACCGCCTCGGCTTCCACGACAGGCACGACCGGCTCGGCGGTACGCGCACGCTCCGCTTCCTCACGCTCAGCCGCGAGGCGATCGCGCTCGACAGCAGCGGCGCGCTCCCGCTCCTCGGCCACCCGCTCTCGTTCGGCCCTGGCCTCTTCCTCCAAGCGGTAGCGCTCGATCTTCGCCCGTTCCTCCTGGCGGATGCGCTCGCGTTGCGCCTCGGCCCGCGCTTCCTCGGCACGCTTATGGGCTTCAATGCGCGCCGAGACGGCCAGCGTGAAGTCTTCCAGGGGCTTTGCCGCCAGCTGCTGCAGGTCGGCCAGCAGCGTGCGGTACTCGGCCGCGTTCTCGTCGACCCAGGCGAGCTTGGCGCGCAAGTCCTTCGCCTGGCGGTCGGCGGCGATCTTGCCGTTGGCGAGGGCGGTGTCGAGCTTGTCGTCGATGCTGCTGAGCGTCTTCAGGCCCTTGATGGCGCCGGCGAAGTCAGGCATGGGTACGTCCAGCCGAAGACCGTGGATCTCGCGCTGAAGATCGGCCATGTGCCCGTTGAACGCCTTGCGTGCGGCTTCGATCTTTTCGGCGCGGCGGCGTGCCTTTTCGCTTTCCAGCAGCTTCTCGGCCATGAGCCGGTTGTCCCGCACCAGCTTCGCCAGCATGTCCTTCTGGCGCTTGGCCTGGTCGACGCTCTCGATCTGGGCCAGCATCATCGCCTCGGCGGCGTTGAGCGTGTCCTCGGCCTTCTTCATGGCCTGGTCGAGGTCGACGAAGTCCTGATCGGTCTGCGGCTCGCGGATCAGCTTGTTTTCGAGGAAGTCGCGGAGCGCGGTCTCGAACACGTTGAAGTTTTCGCGGACCGAGATCTGGCCGATGACCTGCACGGCGACGGCGGGCAGGGCCTGGACCGCCTCCGCGACCATCATGGGCTTCTGCTCGGGCAGGCTGTAGTCGGTCAGGTCGCGGTCGAACTGTTCCCAGCCGTCGACGATGCGCTCGAACCAGGCTTCGTCGGGCAGCACTTCCAGCCACGCCAGGTGGTTCGGTGTGCCGTCCGACACCGTGAAGATGACGCGCTCGGCACCGGTGATCATCATGATCTGCTGGCACTGGGGCATGTGCTCGTCGGGCAGCTCGCCGGCGGCAACCGAAGCGGCGAGGGCGGTGTTCCACTGCTTGTGCTCGAACGCGGTGTGCCCGGCCATGGTCAGGCCATCGCAGGACGCCGACAGGTGGCCGCCGGTGTCTTCGTCCGAGCACGTGACCGGGTAGAGGTCGTCCCCAATGATCTCCTCGACCAGCGGGCGGGCAAGCGCCTCGACCTCATGGCCATAGTCGAGGATGTTCTCCTGCACCCAGTCACTGAACTGCTTCGCGTCACCGAGGTGCTTCATGCGCAGCAGTTCGGAGCGGGTGGTTTTCTTCGACAGGCCGAGCATGGCAGCCGCTTCGCTGGCACCGTGGCGGGTCAGGCGGAATGCCGCCCACTCGTCGCTACCCTGGATCAGGTTATGCATACGCATTACACGTCACTCCCGTTGTCGGCCCACGACGCGATCTCGATCTTCTGATCGGCGCTGAGCGTTTCCTTGGTCTGGATCATGGCGATCAGGTCGTTGACCGACTTGGCGCCGGTCTCGATCGCCATCCGCCACCCGGCCTTCTTCTTTTCGAAGCTTTCGGCGCTGCACGCCGGCAGTTCCTTCGGCGCGCTGCTGGCCGCCGGTGCGGCGGCGCCGGTCTGCTCGGCCTTGTTGTCCATGACGCTCTTCCACGACGACTCGCCGTCGCGGATGGCGCCGTAGATACCGCGCAGGTCGACCATTTCCGTCGGCGAGCATGTATCCAGCGCGTGGCCCAGATACGCCGCCAGGTCCGCAGCCTTGACGCCGATCTCGCCGAAGGCATCCGCAATGCGCTTGCGCTCGGCATCAGGATCGCGTGCAGCCTCGTCCAGGCGAATGGACTTGATGATCCCCTCGGCCTCGTCCTGAAGGTCGCCCGGGATGATGCGGAGGCCCAGGGTACGGATAGCCTTAGAAACCTGCGCGGCGCGCTTGTTGAGGATGTCGTCCTCGGTGCCGGGCACCGTGTAGGTGTTCTTACCCCAGCTGTTCTTCCGAACGCTGATGTAGGTGCCATCATCGCTCGGGCTCGACCGCTCGACCGTCTTCGTAACGCGGACGTCGAGCGGGTAGGTCACGTTCGACTCGAGATCGGTCACGGAGACGCGGTGCACCTCCTTGCTCTCGTCCTCGAAGATCATGCTGGTTTCCACCAGCACGTTGGTCATGCAACGCAGCGCCACCTCAACGAAGCGGATGCCCAGACCCTCCACGCCCTTGCCGATGGGCTTGCGGTAGTAAGCCGACTTGTTGTGGGCGAAGCTGGGGCGCTTGCACTCCTTCAACAGATCCTGCCGGACCTGGTCCCACTGGCGGGGGCGGCGCATCGCCATCACATAGCGCGCCTCGACCATCGCCTTTGCCTGGGCAGCGACAGCCGACGATGCCGTTTCCTGCACGGCGAGGGTGGAACTGGTGCCGCCAAAGTCTTCGCGGACGGACACGGCATTATCGGAGCGGGACATATCAATCCTTTGCCGGAGTCCGCCGGCGCGGTGTGGGAGAGGGTTTAGGCTTCGACGCCGTCGCGCTGGAGGCAGCGCAGGACGCAGTCGGCCGGGACGTCGATCTCGAGCACCGGATTGAGCTGGCCGGATGCGCGACGCAGGTCGGGAACGAAGCGCGCGGGCCAGGCCGGCATTGCGCTGTCGTTGAAATCCGGGTCGTAGCTCGCGATGCCGATGAGCCACGAGCCGGACTCGCCGGGGCAGTGCTGCCCCGTGACGACAAGGCCTACCCCAGGAGAGCTGGGCGAGGTCACGACCCACTCGATCGGCTTCCCGCTGGCGCAGTTGTCGTAGGCGTCGTTCGAGACGCCGTATTCGCCGAAAGTGTCGTCGCTGCCACCCTCGAACCGAAGCGTCTTCGTGCCGATGGGCCGTGCGGCGATCGTCTCGTCGATCTTGTCGACCTTCTGGAACGGGTGCTTCTCGGTCGCGTTCTTGATGTTCTGGCCGAAGTGCCTGCCGATGGACTCCGCGTCCTTGAACGCGGCGAAGTCGTCGGCGGTGAAGTTGTCGTAGTGGTACAGGCTGCTGGGCTCGCCCTTGTAGCTCTTGAAGCGGATCGCCAGGGTGTTGCTCGCGGCGTCGTGGCCGATGCTGTGGATCTGCGAGGAATCCACGGGAGTCATCACAATGGGGGTGACCGGGGTGAGGTTGTTCGTCATATCGAATCCCTTGCCGGCGCCGCCGGCGTGTTGTGGTTAGTGGCCGGTGGCCGCCGCAACGAGCGCGGCGATAGCAACCAGGCCGAAATAGACGCCGAGGACTTGCCACTCGGCGCGAGTGAGGGGCTTCCTGGCGTTCGCGGCAGCGCGGATGTGCGCCATGTAGTCGTCGTAGTCGTTCACGGCTTCGCCTCACACGGGATGTCCGTGACCTCGGCGACCGGTGTTCCGTAGGAGCCGACCGATCCGACCTGGCGCGTCTTGTAGCCGCGCACGCAGTTGCCCCGCTCCGGCAGGGTGAGGGTGGAGGCGGGATGTCCACCGGGGCGGATGTGGCCGCATGCACCCAGGGTGAGCCCGGCGAGGCTCACGACCGCGGCCAGGACGAAGACCTGCAGGACATGGTCCTTCTTCATGCCGCCATACCCCCGCTGGGGCCGTCGTAGACGCGGCGTGCCTTCCACGACATACCGGGCGGGATCGTCTCCATGGGGCCGTGGTGCGGACGCTCGGTCCAGACGCCGTTCTCCATACCGACGATGATGTAGGTGTAGCGGCGGGGGAATTTCAGTACGTTGCTCACGCGGCATCCTCTAGGCGGGTGTTTTCGTGAAAGGTCAGGTAGAGGTCCACGCGGCTCTGGCGCTGGCCCAGCTGCGTGTCGTTGGCGTAGGCGATGAACGCTTCGCGGAGGGCTTCGCGCTGCTCGCCGTAGGCGTCGATCAGGGCGTCGTCACGCGAGTCGCGGGTCTGCATCGGGAGGTCGCGAGACATCAGGAGCAACACGACCTCGGTGGGATCGGCATCGCCCTGGAGCAGGAAGTCCTTGACGTACCGGCGCTGACCCATCATTTCTTCGATGGCGTCCTCGCACTGCTGGTCGGTGTGGGTGCTCATGCCGCTTCGTCCCGGGCAGCGCGCATCGCATCCTGTACGGCCGTCACGACCTTCCCCAGGTATGCCTGATCACGCTTTGTCGCTCGGACGCTGCAGAGCTTGCTGACGAGATACTCGACGTCGCATGCGAGGAAGAAGACCTCAATGCGATGCGTGCCCGTAGCGCCCCAGGTCGCCGTCCAGGCCTTGTCGTAGCACTGCAGGACGACGGTTCCACCGTTGGGTCGGTCGTTGATCCAAACCGCGACGATGGGATCGAGTCCCTGCGCGGTGACGCGGTCAACGACCGCAGGCAGGCTTTCCATCCGAGCGCTCATGCCGCACCGCCGATCGCATCGGTCAGGGCCTTCACAGCCAGCGCTTTGTATTGGTTGAGTGCGCGTTCCGTATCGTTGTTGCGGATCGCGACGTCCATCAGCGTGCATGCGGCATGGTTCAGCGCGGCATGGGCCGTGCGTAAGTCGTCCTGCACGTCTTCAGAGAACCCGAGAAGGTCGCTCTGCTTGCTGACCTCGTAAACCACGGCGGCTATAGCGCCAACCTTGAGGCTGGCCGCCAGGTGCGGGTCGGTCATCGGGACGAAGGTCGGGAACATGTCTGTCTCCAAGCCGGGGTGTCCGGCGTTGGAGAGAAGATTACCAGACGGTAATTACTTGTCAATACCAAAAGGTAAAGTTTGTTCCGTCGCGTGTTCGCAGCCCGTGCGACCCGGACCTGTCACCATCACGGTCCACTAGGAGGCATCATGGAAACGCAGTACATCGTGCAGGGCTTCGTAGCCGGCAAGCGGGGCAGGGTGGAAGCCATGCCGCCCATGGCCTTCAAGACTGAAGACGAGGCCCGGCGCCGCGCGGCGCGGCTGGCGGAGACGTGCCAAGGCGTGATCGCCTTCGCCCAGTCGGCTGATCTCGAAGCCGGCGAATATGCAGATCCAGTCGTGCTTGAACGGCATGGGGACGTGCCGGAAATGGGCTGAACGTGCGGACGCTAACGTATTGACGGAGCTGTCAATACGTTTGACAAACCGGTAATATTGCGCTGTCGGAGACCGGGCAGAGCCCACGGGCCCCCATATGGTCAATGACGTTTAACAAGCCAGTCCGCCTACCCAAAGCGGACAATGAAGGCACCTGGGAAAGTTGCAGCGCATAGAGCGCGACTTTGGAGGTCATATGGCCACCGCTTTGAACGTTGCTACGTGGTTCTTGGGCAACATCGATCGTTCCGCTGGTGATTCGATCACTCATTTGAAGCTTCAGAAGCTTGTGTATTACGCACAGGCTTGGTCGCTTACGTTTCTGAAAAGGCCTCTCTTCGACGAGGAATTGCAGGCATGGGCTCACGGGCCCGTCGCTCCGAGTGTTTACCGTGCTTTCGCTGGTGAAGGTTGGAACGCTCTTCCCGTCCCGGCTCGTGAGATCGATGGATGCTTCGATGAAGAGCAGGCGAGCCTGCTTGCAGAGGTTGCTACTGTGTATGGCAAGTTTTCGGCTAAGGAGCTGGAAAACATGACGCACGCGGAATCACCGTGGAAAGACGCTCGCGGCGATCTTCCTGATGAAGCGCCGTCTAAGAAAGTGATCTCCAAGGAAAGCATGGCCGCTTACTACACTGGGTTGATCACCAATGAGCAAGGGAAACAGTAGTCGGCTGGCTGATCTCGGCCATATTGCCAGCAAACAGTTGGAAAATGCCGTACACGCTACATCTCTCGAAAGGGCGGCTTTTGGTTTAGGCGAGGTTGTTGGGAAGCCCGTAGAGGATAAGGGCGAAGCGTACGTCGTTCTGAAGTACTTCGATGCTGACCACGAGTGCTTTTCTGACTGGGAAAAGGGCGAGCTCAAAGAATTTAGCGGCTTCTTGGGAAAGTTACGGCAGCAGCGCTGGGAGAGTATGTCAGACGGCATGAAGCCGAAAATAGTTGACATGAAGAAGGCTAAGGCCGGTGCGAAGGATCGCCTTAAGCGTATTCACGACGGCTTGAGTAAGGACATCCAGTTCATGGAGCTGCGAATAACTCAGCGAGCCAGAGTCCATGGATTTCGTTTGAAGAACGCTTTCTTCCTAGTGCTGTTAGATCGTGA